CCCTTTCGTTATCTCTCCCCGACAAATCCTGTGACCTGCACAGATAGCACCGAAAGGAGCCGTGAGCCGTGAATAGTGAAACCACATCGGGCGCCATCGGCCGACAGACCCGCGAAGACCTCGCCGACCTCGAACCCCTCGCCGCACCCGAAAGGGTCCTCGCAGAGATCGCCATCACCCTCGCCGACCTCGCGGACAAGCTTGCGTTCCTCGACCCCGAGGGCCGCCTGACCCGCACGACCAAGGAGCTCAGGGAGACCATCGGCCAGCTGATGGCGTCGCGCGGCAAGGGTGAAGATGACGAACTCTCCGGCCTGGCAGACGCCGTCTGATCTGGCCGCCCAGCTCCAAGAGCTCTACGGACTGACGACCCCACCCCGGTGGGGTCTCATGCGTGACCTATCCCGAAAGACCGTCGGGCCCAAGATCGCAGAAGTAGGCAGGAAGCTCGGGCGCCCCCCCATGCCCCACCAGCGCTACATCTACGACGTGCTCGGCGAGATCGACCCCGAAACCGGCAACCTCGCGTACCGCCGCGGTGGCCTGCGCTTCTCCCGCCAGCAAGGCAAGACCGCTTCCCTGCAGACCATCATGAGCCACCGACTCATGGCATGGAAACGACAGAACGTCATCTACACCGCCCAAGATCGGAACTTCGCCCGGAAACGCTGGGAAGAAGAATTCGTCGAAGCATGGAAATCGATCCGCCTATTCGAACGCGGATTCGAGCACCGCTTCGCGAACGGCTCCGAGCGCTCACTGTGGAGGGCCACCAGGTCGTCACTGTCCATCCAAGCCAACACCGAGAAAGCCGGCCACGGCCCGCCCCTCGATATGGGCATCATGGACGAATATTTCGCCCAGGTCGACGAACGCCTCGAGCAGGCATTCAGCCCTGCCATGCTGACCCGCGCGAACGCGCAACTCCTCTGGGCATCCGCCGCTGGCACCGAGAAGTCCGTGCCCCTGAACAAGGCCACCCAGAACGGCCGGTTCAACACCGAGCTAGCGCTACGCCGCCAGGCGTCCGGCCGATCCCCCGGGACCACGATGTTCTACGTCGACTGGTCCCAGGACTACGACGGGGTAGACATCGCCGACCCCGCAGTGTGGGCAGCTGCCCTGCCAGCTATGTGCCCGAAGTGGCCGTGCCGTTGCGACCCGAACGGCGTCTGGCACCACACCTGCTCCATCGCGACCATCGCCAGTGAGTTCGAACTCATGGGGGGGGGCCGCGAGTTTGCGCGCGCCTACCTGGGCATCACCGCAACATCGCAGCCGCTCCCCGACAAGCAAGTGCCCCGCGCCGAATTCGAGGCATCACTCGACGAATCCGCGAAGATGGGCCGCGGTTTCACCATCGGCATCGAAGTCTCCCGCACCCGCGACCGGGCATGGCTCATCGCCTACGGCCCACCGGAATCGGACGCCACCGGAAAGATGATGGTCGAGATCGTCGACACCCGCCCAGGCGTCGCATGGATCCCCGAGGCATGCCGGGCATTCAAGCAACGCTGGAACATCGCCGCCTTCGCGATCAACCCGCGCGGCCCCGCGAACGCCCTCATCGACGACCTCTCAGCCGTCGGAATCGCCGAGCCCGAAGACCGCGACAGCCCCGGCGTCGGGGACCTGTACATACCACGGACATCCGACATCTCCGCAGCAACGGGGCAGATCATCGACGGGATCCGCGCCGGCCGGTACGTCCAGCGCGGACAGCCACCCCTCACGGCGGCCATGAACGGGGCCCGAACCAAACCATCCGGCGACGGCGCGATCGTGTGGGACGTGGTCAAATCCCTCACCGACGTGTCGCCGCTGACAGGATGGAGCGTCGCGCTCGCCGCGTGGAACACTCGGGGCCATATCCTGAACGCGACCACCTATGATGCAACCCTTCAGGTCTGGTGACGATGATCAGCCACCCGCTCAAGCTCAGGCAGGCAACCACCGCCCTCACGGCCATCATCCGCCGGGCATCGAGGGCGACCGTGCGCACTGGTGGGCAGATCCTTCGCAGCGCCCCGGGACTCGCCGGCGCGGCCTGCATCACGTACGGCTCGCACCTCATCTACCAGCCCGCCGCATGGTTCGTCGCCGGCGCGGCCTGCATCATTGCCGGCTGGGAGCTGAACCGCTGATGGGGATCTTCATGCGCACCCCGGCACCACCGCCCCCGGCCCGATCCGCCGAGGAACGCACCGGCACTCTCCTGCCGTACTCAGTCGACGCGTGGATTCGAGATCTGGGCGCCGCTGACCCCATGACCGCAGAGCAGACGGTGGCCATCGCCGCGTCTGCCGACCTCGTCGCGGGACTGCCCGCCGAACTGCCCATCGATGTCGTGACCGGTGACGGCATGTCCCGGCAGATCATCCCGGCGTCTCGTGCCAGCTGGCTCGACGACCCCGAGGGGTACGGATACGGCGCGGCCGACTTCATCTACTCGCTCGTTCAGGCCTGGGCCTTCACCGGCAATGCGTCCCTCGAGATTGTCTCCGCCCGTCCCGGCTACCCCACCGCCTGGATGCTCCTGCCTAAGTCGTTCCGCCCCGACCGTCAGAGCAACGGGGACCTCGTGTGGACCGACGGCGGTCGCTCACTGCCCGCCCGCCTGCCCGGCCAGGAGTGGCAGGTCGGCCAGGTCTGGCACACGCGCGTGAACCCCCGCCCGGGCCAGATGCTCGGCGAATCGATGATCGCCCGGCACATGCGCACCGTCATCCAACCGGCCCAGGCCGCCGCCGAATTCGGAGCGCAATACTTCGAGGACTCGGCCATGCCCGGCGCGGTCCTGTCGAACGACACGGTCGAGTTCACCGACGCCGAGGGCCCCGAGCTGGTGCGGCAAAGGTGGCGCGCAGCCATGGCGCAGAAGCGCGCCGTCGGCGTGCTCGGCAAAGGCTGGAAGTTCGACGCCGTCACCGTCACCGCCGAGGAGTCGCAGTTCCTCGCGACACAGCGCTACGGTGCGGCCGAGTGCGCGCGGATCTTCGGCCCCGGCGTCGCCGAGATCTTGGGCTATGAGACCGGATCCTCGATGACCTACTCCACGCTCGAGTCCCGCTTGGCCCACTTGCTCAGCCTGTCGCCCGGGCGGTGGATCCGGCGCACCGAGCGCGTGCTGTCCCTGATGACCCCGAAGCCGTGGCGGGTCAAGCTCAACACCGGGGCCCTGCAATCGGCGACGATCGCCGCCCGGTACGCCTCCCACGCGACTGCCCTGCAGAACCAGTGGCGCACCCCCAACGAGATCCGCGGCCTCGAGGACCTGCCCCCCGTGGAGTGGGGCGACTCTCCCATCGCAGTGACCAAGCTCGTTGCCGACCCGACCAACCAAGGAGCATGACGTGCCCGCCATCTTTACCCCGCCGCCACGCGACCTGGTCGTCGTGCGCGACTGCCTACCCTCCCGCGGACGAATCCCCGTGCAGCGCGCCGCCGCCGGCCCCGCCCAATCCGAGGCCCCCGACGGCGCGCTTGCCGTCATCGTCGTCCGCTTCAGCGTCTTCGACAACTGGTACGAGGTCCACGACTGGTGGGAAGGCAACTTTCTCGAGCGCATCAAGTTCGGCGCCTACACCAAGACGCTCGCCGAGAACCCCAAGCCCCTCGTGCTGTTCAACCACGGGCGGGATGCCGCGATCGGGGCCAAGATCCTCGGCGTTCCCAGCGAGGTCCGCCAGGATAAGGGCGACGCCGCGGTCGGCGTGGTCCCCCTGCTCGACACCACCTACTGCCGCGACCTGCTGCCCGGGATCGACGTCGGAGGGTACGGGGCGTCGTTCATGTTTGAAGTGGTCCAGGACCAGTGGAACTACGAGCCCGGCGTCAGCACCTGGAACCCCGAGGGCATGCCCGAGCGCACCATCACCGAAGTGAAGCTCATGGAATTCGGGCCCGTGACCTTCCCCGCGAACCCCGAGACGACCGCCGAGGTACAGCGCTCCGGGACGGCCGGATACTACGCTGGGCTCGAGCAGATCGACCCGACGAGAGTCGGCGAACTGCGCACCCGCATCACAGCACTCCGCACCTCCTCGACCGGCCAGGCCGCCCCGGCACCTGCCCAGACCCGCGAGGCCGCAGACACCACCGACGAGGCCGCCCCGAGCACCTCCACCGGAATGACGCCCGGCGCCCGCCGTGCGCTCATCTACGGACTCTAGGAGTCACAGCATGACGCTCGCCCAGATGCGCGCAGCCCTGGCGAAGGCCAAGGCCGCCCGCGCCGCCATCCACACCGAAGCCGGTGACGCGAACCTCACCACCGAGCAAGAGGCCCGCTTCGAAGAGCTCCAGGCCGAGGTGACCGACCTACAGACGAAGATCACCGCGCGCGAGCAGGCAGTGGCCGAAGCCCGCCAGGTCCTCGCCGACGCCACCGCCCAGGAAGAGCGCGACGCCACCCAGGCCGAAGAGGCCCGCCAGGCCGACGTGATCGAGCACCGCCGCGGCCCCGGAGCGCCCGAGCTGATGCGCCGCGTCGACCCGTTCGCCGGCGGCGACGTCCGCTACGCCCCTCCGGCTGAGGTCCGGGACAGGGCACTTGCCCTGGTCGGATCCGACACCATCACCCGCGGCATCATGGACCCCGCCCAGCGCGAGCACCTCGAGGGCCTCTTCCGCCGCAGCAACGACAACTTCAACGGCACGTACATCTCGCGCCTGGCGCTGCTCACCGAGGCGCCCGAGTACCGCTCGGCGTGGCAGAAGATCCTCACCAGCAGCCACCCAGTCCTCACGGCAGAAGAGGGCCGCGCCATCGAGGCCGTCCAGGAACTGCGCGCCATGAGCCTCACCACGACCGCCGGTGGCTTCGGCGTCCCCGTCATGATCGACCCCACCATCATCGTGACGAACCTCGGCTCGACCAACGCCATCATGAACATGGCCACCGTCAAGCAGATCACCAACGACCAGTGGAAGGGCGTCGCCGGCACCGCGACGAAGTTCCTCTTCGGCGACGAAGCGAGCGCCGCCACCAGCGGCACCCCGACCCTGGCTCAGCCCGTGGTCTACGCCGAGATGGCCAAGTGGTGGACCGCCTACAGCATCGAGATCGGCGGGGACTATCCCGACTTCGCCGCCGAGATGTCCCGCTTGATCACCGCCGGATGGGACGAGTCCCTCGCCGAGCAGTTCACCACCGGCGCCGGGCACGGCTCCCATGCGCCCTACGGCATCGTCACCGCGCTCGCCGCGAACACGAACGTCCTGGTCGCGTCGACGACCGCCGGCACCATCGGCGCGGTCGACGTGAACAACCTGTGGAAGTCGCTGCCCGTGCGCTACCGCGGCCAGTCGAACTCCCCGGCGTCGTCCCGTACCGCGTGGATCTCGTCCACCGACGTGAACAACGCCATCCAGGAGTTGGGCTCCACGCTCGGCGCGGCGTTCACGGTCGACCTCACTGCCGAAGGGGTCGTGCTGCTCAAGGGCCGCCGCGCCTTCGACAACGACTACATGGCCGCCAGCGCGGCGGGCACCGCCGCCGCGAACGAGCTCATCGTCGGCGACTGGTCGAACTACGTGGTCGCCGTCCGGGCGGGCATGAGCGTGGAAACCCAGCAGATCGTCACCGACACCACGACCGGCGCACCCACCGGTCAGCGTGGCCTCTTCGCGTGGGGCCGCGTCGGCGCCGACTCGATCAACGACCTCGGCTTCCGGATGCTCCAGAACAAGACCAGCTGACCCACTCGGGCCAGTGCACGACCGCCCGCCCCGCGAGACCCCCACCTCGCGGGGCGGGCGCCCCACCACCGCACACGAAAGGACCAGCATGGGCACCGTATTCGCACGAGGAACCAGCTCCGTCACGTGGTCGCAAGGCCGTACCACCCTGCGCCGCAACGAACCGTACGACGACCAGTCGGCCATCGTCCGCGAGCGCCCCGACCTCTTCGAGACGTCGCCCGACACGAGCCCTGGTTCGCCGCTGACCGCTGACGCTCCTCCCGGGCGACGCACCCGGCGCGCCCGTGGCTGACGACACCACGTCGGCGCGGCCCGTGTTGGAGTTGGGTGGGTCGGCGTCGACAGATCGCGTGGTCATCGCCTACCTCCATCCTGGTGGTGACGTGGGCCATAATTTCACGGCGTCCATCACGGACCTGTATGGCATCGATGCCCGCAACGGCGGCCCCTTGACCCGCGCTGGGCATGGCCCGATCCGTCAGCGCTGCGGGACCGGGGGTCTCGTCGAAGCTCGCAACGACGCCGCGCGCTGGTTCCTCGCGGAGACGGACGCCGAGTGGCTCCTGACCATCGATTCCGATATGGGATTCGCCCCCGACGCCGTCGAGATGCTCCTCGATGCAGCCCACGAAAGTGGCCGCCTGATCATCGGTGGGCTGACTTTCGCGCTGCGCCTCGAAGGATCTGACGGTGCGAACGGGTACGCCTGGGAGCCCTTCCCCGTGCTCTATGCCTGGGGCCAGGACCACACCGGGCAGGTCGGATTCCGCAACATCTTCGACTACCCGCCGGACACGGTCATCGATGTGGCGGGCACCGGCGCGGCCATGCTCATGATCCACCGCGACGCCCTCTCCGCCATGCCCGACCCCGGCCACTGGTATGACCCGGTCAGGTACGCCTCGGGCGTCGTGCTCTCCGAAGACCTCTCGTTCTGCACCCGCGCCGGAGCGGCCGGAATCCCGATCGCCATCCACACCGGCGTGCGGACCAATCACGCGAAGACCATCTGGGTAAACGAGGCCCTCTACCTGGCCACCCGCGCGCTCGCGGCGCTGACCCCACCGGACGACGGGGGGCCCGCCTGATGTATGCGACCCTCGCCCAGCTGAAAGAGCGCCTGAACATCCCGGCTGTCGACACCGACCGCGACGGCGAATTGACAGCGGTACTTGCCGCAACGGGGGAGGACATCACCGAACGCTGCGGGCATCGGACCTTCACCCTGTCCTCCACGGCCTCGGCGCGGCAGATGACCACCAGCGGCAACACCGTCGCCGAACCGGACGGCGAGATCCTTCTGCTTCCCTGGGACATCGGTAGCCTCGTCGGTCTGCAGGTCCACATCGGCTCTGCCCGAGCCGGATGGACGGACATCACCACGCTGATCGACCCGTGGCCCGTCGACGCGCCCGACAAGTCCTGGCCCTGGACGCAACTGCTCTACGTGGGCGGCAAGTGGCCGTCCGGCAGTGCCGGGCAGGCGAAGGTCACTGCCGTATGGGGATGGCCTGCCGTCCCCGCCAAGGTCCCCCAGGCCGAACTGCTCATGGCCGCGCGTCTGTGGGGCCGGCGTGAATCACCTCAGGGCATCATCGGCTCCGCCGAGTGGGGGGCCATGCGCGTCAACCGGTGGGATCCCGACGTGGAGCAGCTCCTTCGAGGCCTGGGCCGGACGGTCGGATTCTGATGAACCTCACCGCCGTGAAAACCAAGCTGGCCGCCGCGCTTGCCGCGAACGTGGACATGGCGCCGAGCCTGCAGGCCCACGCCTACCAGCCCGGATCGATCGGGGCCGTGCCTGCGATCTTCCCCAGTGATGAGCGCATCGACTACGACCTGACCCACGGCCGAGGCCATGACCGGGTAGTTCTGACTTTGCGGCTGCTGGTATCACCTCAGGACAACGAGGCGGGCCAGCGTCTGCTCGATGCCCTGGCGTCCGGGTCGGGCCCGGCGTCCGTGCCTGCCGCGATCCTCGCCGTCCGCGGTGCGCCCGGCGAGGCGGCGCTGGGTGGGGCCTGCGATGATCTGACCGTGCAGACCATGAACGGGGTTCGGCTCTACGAGCACGGCGGCATCACGTACCTGGGAACTGAGTTCACCGTGCTGGTGATCGGCAAGGGAGACATCAACGATGGCTAGCCTCGTACTGACCGACGCCCGGATCTACGCCGGGCCCGCGGACCTCACCGGCCAATCCAACGAAGTCGCCGTCGCCGCCGAGGTCGACGAGAAGGACGCGACGACCTTCGGATCGGGCGGATGGAAGGAGCTCAAGGGGGGCCTGAAGTCCGGCCCGATCTCCGCGAAGGGATTCTTTGCCGCAGGTGACGCCGCCCAGGAAGACGATTCGCGCTGGGCCGCACTGGCCACCGTCGAACCGTGGACCCTGACGCCGACCGATTCCATCGTCACCGCCGTGGCCTACCTGACCAAGGTCCTCAACCGCAGCCTGTCGTGGGGTGACGCCGTCGGCGAGCTCAACCCCTACGCGGCGGAAGGCGTCGCAGCGTGGCCCATCACCCGCGGCCAGATCGCCCACCCCCCGGGCACCGCGCGCACCGCATCCGGCACCGGCACCGCCCTGAACCTCGGCGCCGTGCCGGCTGGGAAACGTCTCTACGCGTCGCTGCACGTCCTGTCGATCGCCGGGACCGCCACGCCGACCATCACGTGCGTGATCGAGACGGACTCCGCGTCCGGGTTCGCCTCACCGACGACCGTCGCATCGTTCACCGCGGCGACCGCGATCGGCGGGCAGATCATCCGCACCGACGGATCCGCGATCACCGACACGTACCAGCGCCTCAAGTGGACAATCTCAGGAACGACGCCCTCGTTCCTGCTCGTCGCCGCAATCGGAATCGGAGACTAGACCCATGGCAACCATGGTCCTCACCAGCGAATTCCTGTCCCTCGGGGGCAACGACCTCTCGGCCTACCTGCGCAAGTGCGAACTCGCGGTGGAGGTCGAAGAGAAGGACGTCACCACGATGGCGTCCCTCGGATGGAAGGCCGCGATCGGTGGCCTGAAGTCCGGCACCCTCGCGATCGAAGTCCTACAGGACTTCGCGACCGGCCTCATCGACTCCATCATGTGGCCCCTCCTCGGCACCGTCTCAGCTTTCGAGGTCCGCCCCACATCCGCCGTCGTCGGGGTGAGCAACCCGAAGTACACGGGGTCGGTGCTGATCAAGGAGTGGGCCCCGTTCGGCGGATCTGTGGGCGACGAGGCCAGCGTGTCCGTCAGCTACCCCACGTCCGGAGCCGTCACCCGAGCCACCACCTGACATGCCCGGCGTCGGCAAGCGCACCGGCGGGAAGTCCTCACGCGCCGCCACCGAGGGCAATCTCACCATGTCCGTGAAGTCGTCCGACCTCAAGACCATGGCCAAACTCATGGGCAAAGAGGCCGACCGGAAGACCATCCGGAAAGACTTCGCAGCCGACGCCAAAGCTGTCCTCGCCCCCCTCACCTCCGAAGCCCGCACCGCCGCCGGCGCCATCCCCTCACGAGGCACCACCGTCGGCCGGCCCCTACGCCCCGCAATCGCCCGCGCCGTCGGACCCCGCGTCAAGCTCACATCGCGCGTCACCGTCATCGGAATCAAAGTCGGCCGCACTCCCGGCGTCCGACAGTTTGCGCTCGCCGGGCGGCGCATGAACCGAAAGAGCTTCAAGCACCTCGTGTTCGGTCGCGAGAACTCGTGGACCGTCCAAGTGGGGGACCCCGGCTGGTTCGACCGCATCATGACCGCAGGGATACCGAACATCAACGCGAAGATGGCCGACGTCATAGACCGCCTGGCCGCCAGGCTCACGAAGGGGTAACCAGCATGGATCTGATCTACCGACCCGACGGCGAAGAGGCCCACCGGTGGCCCTTCAACCCGTCGAAGATGATGAGCCCCGAGCGCGAATGGATCGAGCAGAAGACCGGCTTCACGTGGCCCGAGTTCATCCAGCACGCCCAGACCGGCCACTCACTGTCCCTGCGCGCCCTGCTGTTCGTCATGTTCCGCCGCACACACCCCACCATCAAATGGGCAGACCTCTCCTACGCCTTCGACGAGCTCGAGATCGCCTACACTGCCACCGAATACGACGCCATGATCGCCGACACCGAGGCCGCCCCTGGCATCGACGACGCAACCAGAACCCAGGCAGTCGAAGCGCTCAAGGCCGAGCGTGCCCGGCTGTACCCCACCCATGGTGAGCCCATCCCCGACGACCTCGAGCCAGACGACTCTCGGGCCCACGATGAGGGAAAAGCCCCAGCGCTGGGCGGCGACGACGTCACCTCATCAGCGCAGCCGAGCTCCTTGGGATCCGCCCCTGGGAGTGGCGACTCCTGACCGTCGAACAGGCCGACGTGATCTGCGACGCCCTCGACGAGGCCGCGAACCGCAAGAATGGGTGAAGGAGGTGCCAGGTGGCCGCACAGAGTTCGCTGATCTTCAACCTCGTCGCGAAAGACAAGGTGTCGAAGGTCCTCGCCGACGTGAAGCGGAAAGCCGCCGACGCCGCGTCGGGCATGGCCGACCGGGCCAAGTCTGGTGTCGCCGGGCTCCTCGTCGCCGGCGTCGGAATCGCCGGACTGACCACGGCCATCGGCGACTCCATCAGTGCAGCCACCGAATATCAGACGCTCGCGGCGAAGACGTCGGCCGTCCTGAAGTCCACCGGTGGGGCAGCGGGGACCACGGGTGCGCACATCCGCGCGCTTGCCGCGAGCTTGGAGAGCATGTCGGCGACCGACGAAGAGCTGATCATCAACTCGCAGAACGTCCTCGCGACGTTCACGAAGGTCCGCAACGAGACCGGCAAGGGAAATGCGATCTTCGACCGGGCGACCCTAGCCGCCCTGAACATGTCGAAGGCCATGGGCACCGACCTCAAGGGCACAACGGTCGCGTTCGGGAAGGCCCTGAACAACCCGGTCAAGGGCGTGACGGCCCTGGCGAAGTCGGGCGTGACGTTCACGGACGCGCAGAAGAAGCAGATCGCGGCCATGCAGAAATCGGGGAACCTGCTTGGTGCGCAGAAGATCATCCTTGCCGAGGTGAACAAGGAGTTCGGCGGGGCAGCGAAGGCCGCCGGCACTGGGTTCGCCGGGTCGCTGTTCCGGCTCAAGGACGTGGCTGGCGACACCCAACGCGAGTTCGGGCAGGCCCTCCTGCCGACCCTGACGCGCTTGGCGAACTGGGCCGCGATCGCACTGCCCCAGGCCATCACGACCGGAAAGGCTGCTTGGTCGGCCCTCGTCGCCGGCTTCAAGGGCGGCCAAGTATCCGGCGCCATGGCGGGCATGTCGTCGGCTGGGGCGACGCTCGCCGCGACCTGGAAGACCCTGCAGGCCGGAGCGGCGTGGATCCAGGCGAACCGGCAAGTCATCGAGCCGCTCGTCGTGGCCGTCGTCGCGATGGCCGCCGCGTGGAAGGCCTACCAGATCATCAGCTCGATTGTCATCGGCGTGCAGATCGCGATGACCGCAGCCCAGGCCGCCCTCAACTTGGCGCTGACCGCGAACCCGATCGGGCTCATTGTCCTGGCCCTGGTCGGTCTCGCGGCCGGATTGATCTACGCCTACAAGCATTCGGCGACCTTCAGGACCATTGTCGACGGGGCCATGCGCGGCGCAGCGGCCGGATTCCAATGGCTCTGGGGCAAGGCCCAAGGCGTCTTCGGATGGCTGAAGGCCAACTGGCGCCTAGTGCTCGGGATCCTCACCGGCCCCATCGGACTGGCCGTCATGAAGATCACCGAGAACTGGGGGAAGATCAAGGACGGGGGATCGAAGGTCCTTGCCTGGTTCAAAGCCATGCCGGGCCGTGTCGGCAAGGCCTTCGGTGGTATCGGCGCGATGATCTCCGCCCCCTGGATCTCAGGGTTCAACGCGATCCGTGGGGCCTGGAACTCGGGCCCTGGGCGGCTACACTTCACGATGCCCGACTGGGTGCCGGGCATGGGCGGCAAGAGCTTCTCGATGCCCCGCCTCGCCCAGGGCGGAATCGTCAAGGCCCGCACCGGCGGGACCGCGGTCATCGTCGGCGAAGGTGGCCGCGACGAGGCGGTCGTCCCCCTGCCGCGCGGTGGCGGTGGACGTGGTCCCGGCGGTGGCGCCATGTCCGTGACGTTCAACTTCGTCGGCACCGACCGCAAGATGGTCCAGCTCATCAAGGAGTCGATCCGCGTCGACTTCGGCGGCGACCCCGTCAAAGCGTTGAGCAGCTGACGCCGTGGCCTACGCATACTTGCCGAAGCTCGAAATCAAGCCCGACGCGACGTGGATCGACGTCACTGACGACGTGCGCACTGGCGACGGATGGTCCGCGAAGCGCGGCTCGGACGGCGAAGACGGCGCCATGTCCCCCGCCCTGCTCTCCATCACCATGGACAACACCAGCGGCGACTACGCCGCGCGCAACCCACTCGGCACCTACTACGGGCTCCTCGGCCGCAACACCCCATGCCGGGCAAGCCTTCCCCTGGGCCAATCACGCCTCGTCATCAGCGAAGGCCTGACCGACTGGATGACCACGCCCGACCGGTCAGGCCTCGACATCACCGGCGACATCGACCTCCGCGCCGACGTCACGCTCCCGTCATGGTCCGACCAGCCCGTGGTCGTCGTCGAAAAGTGGGCCACCGGCCAGCACTCCTACAGCATGTGGATCGAGCAGCCCGGCCACATCGCCATCAGCTGGAACGACGGAACCACCGACCGGCAAGCAATCTCCACCGTGTCCGTGCACGAACCGGCCACCGGCCGCAAATCCATCCGCGTGACTCTGGACGTGAACAACGGCGCCGGCGGAAAGACGGCCCGCTTCTACTCGTCCGACGACACGAACCTGACTACCGCGACGTGGGTCCTCCTCGACACCATCACCACCACCAGCACCACCGCCATCAACGCCAGCACCGCAGCCCTGACCGTGGGCGCCGTCCCGATCGTCGCCGGCCAGCAGGCCTACATCCATTCCGTGCAGGTCCGCAACGGCATCGGCGGGACCCTCGTCGCGAGCCTCGACTGCACCACGGCCACCACGGACGCCACAACCGTCGCCGACGGCGTGTCAGGCACGTGGACCGCCGCAGGTGGCGCGAAGGTCACGCGCTCGCGGTGGCTGGGATCGGGGGAGCTGGCCAAGCTGCCCGTGAAGTGGGACCTGTCTGCCGCCGACCAGCGGGCCGCGGTCGAATCCGCAGGGATCACCCGCCGACTGTCGACGGGGCAGAAGCCGCTGCAGTCAGTCCTCCGCCGCGCCCTCGGTGCACTCGGGACTGATTGCTTCCACTACTGGCCGATGGAGGAGGGCAGCGAGGCGACCCGCCTGCGACCCGTCCTCGGGGCGACCTACGGCTCCATCTCGTCCGAACCTGGCCTGGCTGGGTGGTCGGACATGAAGGGCTCGGCGCCCGTCGTCAAGCTCGGCTCGGGGAAGATCAAGGCCACCGTCAGCGACCCAGAGACGGGCGTCTTCCAAATCAGGTGGATCGGCTCGATACCTTCGACCACCCCCGTTGATCACGCCGTGATGAAGCTGTCGTGCACGGGCACCATGAAGACCATTCAGGTACGCCGCGATTCGTACGTCGGTTACATCACCGTACGTGGTGACATCCCGGCCGTCTCACCGGGCCCGGCAGGCATCGAATTCACGTTCGGATCGCTGCCCGACTCGATCCCCCTCGCCCGCTTCTCGCTGCGCTTGACCCAGTCCGGCGCGAACATCTCCGTGAGGTTCGGCTACAAAGTGCCAGGTGCCGCCGCCGTGGAGGTCACCGAAACCTGGTATGCCACGGACTGGGGGAAGGTGACAAAGGTCGAGTTCAATCCCGACGTGGTGTCGATGTCCGACGTCGGGGTCGGGCACGTGACGATCGAATCCACGGCATCCGATCTGGACCTCGTCCTGACCGATGTCCTCACCGGCCACGCCGGCGAGACGGCGCTCGATCGGATCATCAGGATCTGCGCCGAGAGCAGCATCCCCTTCCGGTCGTACGGGGACCCGGCGTCATCACAACTGGTCGGGCCTCAAGCGGTGGCGACGGCCATGGAGATCATCCAGGCCGCCGCGGACGCTGACGGCGGGCTCCTCATCGAGGCCCCCGACGATCTCGTGCTCGGGTTCCGGCCGCTGCGCGACTGCCTGCAGGCTCGATCCACGGTCACGCTCGCCTACGACGGGGGGATCCTCACCGATCCTTTCGAGCCGATCGACGACGATGCCCGCACCCGCAACGACGTCGAGGTCGTGCGCGAGTTCGGGTCATCTGACTCGGCCGTCCTGACGTCCGGGACTCTGTCGACCGCCCAGCCCCCGGCCGGCGTCGGGATCTACGACACGTCGACGACGCTGGGCCTGTACGCCGACGAACAGTGCGAGCCGATCGCCTACTGGCTACTAGCCCAAGGCACCATCGACGCGCCAAGGTTCCCCCAGCTGACCTTCAACCTGTCGACGGCCCAGGCGACGGCCGACCCCGCGACGGTCGGGAAACTGCTCGACCTCGTCCCCGGCGACCTGGTCGAAATCACCGACATCCCGGCGAACGTCGGGGCGACCAGGATCCTCGCGTGGGTCCGCGGCCTGACCGTGACGACCGACGGGTCAGAGGTCATGCTCAAGGTGTCCGTGCTACCAGGCGACCGGGCCTTCACCGCGCGCTATGACTTCTCCGATGGACGCTATGGCGGCGTCGCCGCGGTCCTCGCCTCATCGGCCACCTCGAGCGCCACGTCCCTCAGCGTGACCGTCGGGACGGCACTGTGGTCGCACGCCGACGGCGACTTCGACATCCTCGTCGGTGGCGAGCAGATGACCTGCACGAACGTCACTGGGTCAAGCTCTCCGCAGACGTTCACCGTGACGCGCCACGTCAACGGCATCACCAAAGCCCACTCGGCCGGCGCCGCGGTCGAGCTGTATGACCGGCGCGTCTACGCGATCACCACAGGGAGCACCACCATGGTCAATGCCCAGCCCGGCCGCTTCATCACCTCGACCGACATCCCCGACACCATGGCCGCCCGAGTCACGGCCGACTCCACCATCGGATCCGCCGCGACCGACTTCACCGCGACCACCGCCGCCGCGATCGTCGACGCCACCGGAAAAGACATCTACCTCAAGCTCTACATCAACACGACGAACGCGCTCACCGCGGCGACCGGCAACATCACCGACATAACCATCTTCACGCTCGATGCGGCCTACCGGCCCGACCACACTGTCGGGTTCGGCTGGGGTTCTGGTCTCGTCACCGGCGAGGGCGTCATCAACACCGATGGCACGGTCGTTCTCCGGTCGGTCTCCGACACCGTCAGCGCCGGCGCTAACCTGCGCATCAACGTCGGCTTCAAGAACCTCTGACCCGCGCGACCCCGCCCTACGATTGACCCATCACCCCGCCCCAGGAGGCAGTCATGATCCGCGCCGATTCGATCAAGTGGAACCCCGAGCTCCTCATCGCGAAGTTCGACCCCGACCAGGTCGCATGGGGACTGGCCCACACCGGCCACGAGCCGACCGGCCCGGAACTCGAAGCGCTCGGCATGGTCCCCGAGCTGCTGCGCGTGAAGGGAAACCTGCTCACGACCGCCGGACTCACGCGTGTGGTGAGCCTGATCAACGCCGGGGGTACCCAGGCCCTGATCTCCACATCCGGCCGCATCGGCGTCGGCGACTCCTCGACCGCGGCCGCCGTCGGCCAGACCGACCTGCAGGCCGCGACGAACAAATACTGGATGACCCTGACGTCGTGCACGGTGTCCGGCGCCGTGCTCACCGCCGTGGCAAGCTTCGCGTCAGGCGTCGCGAACTACGCGTGGGCCGAATGGGGAATCGACATCGGCGCCCCGACCGTGATTGCCGGGACCACCGTCAACGCCTGCCTCCTGAACCGCAAGGTCGACGCCATGGGAACCAAGGCATCCGGATCCGTCTGGACCGCAACCGCGACCATCACCCTCTCCTGACGATCAGGGCCACCCGGCCCCGGAAGGGGTGACCCATGACGATCGCCTATAGGGCCGTAGCAACCGCCGCGACCCCCAACACCTCGACGGCGACCTCGTTAGCCTGCTCCGCCCCCTCTGGGCTGACCGACGGGGACGTCATGATCGCCGCTATCAGCCTCGTCGAGCCATCCGCCCAGACGATCACCGCCCCCGCCGGATGGACGCTGCTCGACGGATCTGTCGACGGAACAGGCCCCGCAACCCACCTGGCCACCTATGTGAAGGTCGCAGCGTCCGAAGGGGCCTCGTGGACCTGGTCATGGTCGGCCGGCGCAAACGCTCAGATCGTCGTCGCCGCCTACACCGGGGTAGACATCACCACCCCGATCACCGGGTCCGAGCATGGCATCCTCGCCCAGGCATCCGCGAACACCTCGCGCATCTCCGCATCGATCACCACCGCCGACACGCGGTGGGTCGTCTTCATCTCCGGAGACCGCAACGGATCGTCATACACCCCGCCGTCGTCTCCGTCGTGCACCGAGCGCAGCGACGCCACCCTGACGTCCTCGGCCTCACTGACCCTCGCAGACACCAACGGCACCGCCGCGGCGGGAACGATCTCGGGGACCTTCACCGGCGCGGCGTCGACCGGAGCAGCGAACACCGCCGCGATCGCGCTGACCATCGCAGCTGGCTCCACGCCGATCAGCCAAGCCGACACCGCCACCGGCGCCGACGCCGTCACGACTACTGCCACGCTGACCCCTGCCGACACCGCCACCGGCACGGATGCACTCACCATCGGCCCGGTGGTCTTCAGCGACGACTTCGAGACCGGGGCCCTGACCAGGTGGGCGACCGTGACCGGCGCGGTCACCGCTGACGCTACTGCGGCCCGCACCGGAACGTACGGCGCACGGATCGCCCCCGCCGGGGCCGCCGCGACGATCGCCACAGGAACAACCACATGGCCGCAAGGAGGCCTCACGTGGGCCCACCTGCGCTGCTCGCTGCGCATCAACACCCTCCCCGCGAGTGGCACCGCCGATCTGATCAGCATCAAAAACTCGGCCCAGGTCGACAACCTCGACCTGTTCTGGAACGACACCACCTCGACGTTCTGGATCGACCTGCACGGCGCCACCGACCTCATCGATACCGGCATTGCGGCGGTGGTCGGTGCATGGGTCGACGTCGAGTTGCAGGTCAACTACTCTGGCACGACCTATTGGGCCGCCGCGCGGTGGGGGTCACGCACGTTCTACCTGCAAGGCACCTACACCGAGCCTGCCTCCTATGTGCGATCACTGCACTTCGGAACCACCTCGGCGAAGACCTACAGCTTCGACGTCGACGACGTCATCCTCACCCTCACCACGACACAAGCCCACGCACTCGCCGCCGATACGGCCACTGGCGCGGACGCCGTGACGACCTCGACCACCACGACCCGCGCCGATACGGCCACTGGCGCGGACGCCGTGACGACCTCGACCACCA